GTAGGAGATGACATTATTGCATTATCTTCTATCATTATTTTACCATATTTATCTTTTTGGAATTCAAAAGCGCGAAGCCAACTATCTTTAACTTCAATAACATAAATATATAACCACCAATAATCTTTTTCTTCTTGCGGACACGAATAGAAATTTTTATATTTATTATATTTAATAATTTACCCATTATTATCCTTTGTATCTAAAAACTTTTTCTGTTCTCGTCGCCTTACCACCACCCTTGATATTAAGATTAGTCTTTCTATCAATTTCAAACACTTTCTCGAAATCATTGGGTGAAATATAACTTGATGTATAAATGTCGTGATTACACGATTGTTCTTTAATAAATTGCCAATATTCTTTATGATTAAATTTATATTTATATTCTGTTGTTCCTATATACGGAATATCAAAATATATTAAACATCTGCTATTAATATCTTGAAAAACTTTTAATTCATTTCTTATTAAATCTTTATAGTCCATACATACAAATTTAACATTTCTAATTCCCCCAGACAGTTTAATAGAATCATTATATTGTCCTCTTATTAATCGCAAAGAATCTTCATATGCTTCTTTTGGAAAATCTCTGTTTGTTTTTTTATCTCTTGCATATCCTCCCCACGCTTTGCCGCCAAAACTACAAAAAAATTTAACAAAACCAATTTTTGGACTATGTACACCTTCTTGATTTATTCTTTTATAATATTGATAATCTTCTTCTGTTACGTGCGAAGAAGGAAGCCATCCAATTTGGAGAGCCTTATAAAATTCTATTAAATCTATATCAATATCATTTGCTATTCTATTACCATCCATAAATCTCACAATAGATCCACCGCCCACCATTCCGTCAACAAAACATTGGTTTGGTTTTCTAATGGATTTTAAATAATCGGTTAATTGTCTGGCAATTCTAAATTTTCCACCACAATATCTCATTTATTATTTATCCTTTAATATTGTATTCTATTTTATTTCCCTTAAACTCCCCTGGATTAATAATAGCCAACTGGTCAATAACTCGCTGCCTTAATTCTATTGCTCTATCCATAATTAATTTTAATTCATCGTTATTTATAGAAAATGGAAATAATATTTTTATCATAGCAGAAACCATTTTTGTTATTGCAACCTGATTACGTTGACCTATTTTATCAAAAACAACGCGAGACGTTATAATATGATTATAGTCCTTGTTTCTTAATCTGTGGAAAATTTCCGCAAGATAATCCGCAGAGAAGGCATCTTCTTTAGACATCAATGATTCAGATATTTGTGGAGCGACCCACCCTGGTATAAAGCCATGTATTCTATCCAGGAACGCACGATCCGAATTAATACTAGATGGTAACGGTTTAAATAAATGTTGATAATAATTTTTAACGGTTTTTGTATCTCTTTCTGTGTCTATATTACCAAGAAATATTAAAGAACAATCAGATGAGAAATCAAAATTATCTCTTCCAAATCGTCCATTGCCCATATAATCTTTTAAAATATCTGTTAAATCTTGTTGACCAAATTTAGAATGAGAAATCTCGTCGAATGCGACAACATCTTTTTGGCCAAGTAATCCAACTTTTCTTCGTAATTTATTATAAAATAAACTTGCAACAGTCGTTTGTGATCCGGACAATACGAAACTATAATTACTTAAACCTCTATAAAAAAATGTTTTACCAGTTTCTACTCCCCCCAATTCTATTAAATTTAAATTAGATTCAATGAATGGCATTAATCTATAAATATAAATCATTTTTTCATCAAAAGATAAAACAGAAGGATCAATACCTATACTATTTATAATCAAATCTAACCATTTGTCAAACGAAAAATTATTTCTATTATTAATAAATGATTCCAAGTTTATTTGTGTAACTTTTAAAGGAGTAAAATCTATAACAACGAATGGATAATTCCTCTTTTTAATAAGAGAATTCGGATCATAACAAACAACCATTGAGCCAAAACATCCGCCAACAAGTAGAATTTCTCCAAATCTTTCTAAAACAGATTTATGTATTCTTATAGTATTATTTTCTAAAACATTAATAGTTGCGAAATATTCATTTTTTGATTCATCAAGTCTTACGGATAGATTCCCAAGAAGAGAATGTTTCCCCGATTCTTTAATCTTACTTTTTATTAATTCTTTCTTGTTCGATTCGACGTAATGTTCTTCTAAAATTTGATGGATTTTTAATATCCCTGCACTGGGATCTTCGGGGTTAACAAGTTGACTTATTAAATAATCCGAAACATATTTAGGAATTTTTCCAAAATCTTTTGATATAGATTTGTTGATTATACTGCCTTTTGGAAACACTTTTAGCAAATCATTCATTTAATGTGTTTCCTTTCAAAAAATTTAAAATATCACTTCTAACCAATGAATCATCTTTATTTATTATACGAGAATTATTTTGATTAAAATTTTCTATTTTGGCTTGACAAAAAATAGATGTATGATTCAAGCAATTAAAATGGATGTAAATTTCCTCTTGATCATTTATATAGTTTATGCGCGCATCCGTTCCATCGTGTTGTATTGCTATTATCTTTGCTGTTTTGTCACTCTCGGATATTTCTTTTTTACAGACATAGCAAATCAAGTTTTTCATATAAAATCTCTGTCTTGCAAATCAGTATGTGAAGAGTTATGATTTCATTGAATCTTAGTAGAAAATAAGATATTAAACACTTCTATTATAGTTCAAAAACGTGATTTTGTTTCAATAAAACTTTGTAACATGTGATTTTTATTTTTTAAACCATAACTTTATATATGACCATATCGAATAAGGCCAGAAGAATAATTCTTCGATAAACCAAAGAGCTATAATAACAAAGAAGATTCCGACTGTAACAAAAGGGACAATGTTCATTGGGTTTTCCTTTTTTAAAATTCACTAATTAGCTCTAATCAATTATTAGACCGCATCCTGTTTAATATATGTTCTTTTAAGATTGAGTTGCGATCATATTCATTTTCATTTGAAAATCCTATTTCATATATATAATCTAGATGACTATTACTTTTTCTATATTCTTCCAACAACTCTATATTAGATGGATTTTTTATTTTTAGAATAAATTTTTTTAATTTTATTAAAGTTTTTCTATTTTTCATTTAAGATTCTTCCAATTCATCTTGGGGTATATTCTTTTTAAATCTTTGGTTATTATAATTATTAGTTTTAAATCCATTTATACCCATTTTATTTTTACCGTTTATAATAAATAATTTTAAAAGATTTAAATCTAATACTTTTAACCATTTCGCTAGTGTTGTAGAAGATATTTTAATGTCTTTTGATATTTCATATAAACTTTTATTTTCTTTTGCTAATTTTATAAGTTGTGGTAACATATTTTTTATTATTTTTTGTTTCGTCATATTTTCTGTTACAATATGTGTCCTCTTTTTATGAGACAAGCTTATTTTATTCTTGGTTTCTTCTGAAAGTTTTTTACCTATTCTACACTTTCCAACCTTATCTCTATTTTCTTGTATTGAATAATATTTTTTATTTCCTTCCCATAATTTTAACATCGTTTCTTTGGAGGGTGTGATTCCAATATGACCACGACTCATATTTTCTCTTTGTTCTTTAGAGCATTTTTTACCTTTATTGCCAAGTGCAATTTTTTGCCTAGTGTTTTCTGACACTATCCTGCCAGTATTACCGAGACTTATATTATTTTTATGTTCTTGTGTTATTATTTGTTGTTTGCGGGTAATTTTAAGTTTTTGCTTTGTTTTTTCTGAATGTTTTCTTCCTCTCATTGGAGCAAGAGGGTTGAGAGACATATTAAAACCTATTTCCTTTTTATAACATTCCGTAGTATCTATCCACCATTTTTCTCTTATTAGCAACTGGTTTATATCTTGGACAGTTTCAATAATCTCATATCTAAAATTTTTCTCCCCATATTTATTCCAAGCTCTCTGTAAGTATGGATTAAAATGTTTATTTTTGCGCAACGCTTTTATATGTGCTTGTAATCTTATATCAATATCTATACTACTTCCTATATAGAATTTATTATTAATACATATAATTTTATAAACACAGGAAGTTTTATTCTTCGTCATCATTATTTATTTTCTTTTTGAACAAGGATATATCATATATCTTTTTTACACTTTGTAAAATCATTTTTTTAAAGAAGTTTGATTTTAATGGTTTGTTATCCAAAAGACAAAAACATGCATTCAATTTTTCACCCTGATACTTTTTCTGTGAAAGCAGGGCAAATTCCTTTCTGGACAAAGATTTATTTATTTCTACAAAACTTTTTATATGGTCAAATATTTTATTTGATGTTGTTATGCCGTCATAGATTGATGAAACAATTGGTATTACTGTTTGCCATGTTTCAAAATCGTAAGTTTTTTCAAATTTATTTTTGAATGTTTCGAAGTCTGGTTTGTCCCAACTTAGCCACAAATCTGCAATTGATTCCGAGGAAAGTCGAGATTTCAACGTATGTAATATAAAATAATGATTACTTTTAATTTTTACTAATTCTTGGTCCGAATTAAAGCGAATTACATAGCCTTCGATTTCCTTTTCTGTTTTAAGTTTTTCAATAAGATCAATTGTTTCTTTTTGATTGTTTAATTTAAAATATTCAACAAGTCTAATGCCAGATAAAACGGATATATCTTTTAATTCTTTTAAAGTTAATAGTTTAAATTCATTATCATACCATGGTAAATTTTTATTATACCAAATAGCACCGACTAAAATAATATCTGGTTCATTATATTTTATAACTATTTGATTTTTGGGACTTACCCATTCTAATAATAATGATAGGTTCGAACAAAATGATGAATCGTTTAATAGAGGATATTTTTTAATGAAATCATCTATTTCATTTTTATTATCAAGTCCAACTTGTAATGCGCCCCTGGTTCTGAATTTTACAATTTTATCTTGAACATATCTTATTAAAAGCGATCCATCGTATTTAAGTGTTGCCACTAGATCTTTTTTGTCTAATATATTTTGTTCTGTAATTTGAAATTCTGTTGGTCCTTCATTTATATTAAAAAACTTTTTAAATCCACAAGAAATAACTTTATCATCTTTATCTATATGAAGAGATCTAAGCCATAACAAATTTTTATTTTTCCAAGATTCATTACCAACCCCAAATTCTGGAGTTATTAATTTTTCTCCATTATTTCCTTCTATAACTCTAAAAGTCTCTGGTATTTTTTCATCCATTTTATATCCATTCACTTCAACAATCTCATATTTATCATTTTCAATTATCATTGCTCTTAAAACACCACCATGACAACAACCGCCATCTAAACAAAAGGCACTGGGATTAGGCTGGACTATTTGGGAAACTATGTGGCCTGACAAAACCGTGTATGTGCCATCGAGAAAATCATACCAAATCCCCTTAGATTCATCAAAATAATTTTTGGGGTCTATACCCCTTATGAAAAGACAAGATTCTTTAGTTTGCTTTTCTGGTGGAATTCCTGGCGCGAATCCGGCGTGGACTATGTACATTGGTTTATTGTTTAAATCAGGAAGTTTAATTATATGTGGTAATTCATTTAAGAAATTTGAAATTTTTTGCTTATAATCAGAGTTATATTTAATTGATATTTCATCTATAGTAAATCGCAG